GAAAGCGCCCTGCTCGATCTCGGCAGGTCCCATCTGGCCACCGTCGTCGTCATATGCCGGAGAATTGGTTTTAAGGAAAAGCGTCCACTCCGCGGCTAATTCGGCCGCCCGAATGACCGCCAGAGTGAACCGGCGAAGCTGGGCGAATAATGGCAGGGCGGGCGTCAAGTCGGGAATGCCGCGGCGTTGGCCCGGTCGGTCCTCGCGGAACCAATGAAGAACCACATCGGCCGAATGCGGTGTCGATGACCCGGCAAAAGACATCCAGTCGCCAGGGTGTTCGTCCAGGATGTTGTATCGAATCGGATTCCCGAAGCTGTCGAACTCGATGCCGTCAGCGGTGTTTTTCTTGTCAATATATTCGTTCGATGCAACCTGATCCGCCTCGATCAACTGCACGTCCAATAACACCGGATGAACGTGATGAGGATTAGTGGTCATCACGCCGAAGGCCTCGCCGTCAACCGCCCTGGCCTGCCGCATGGTTCGCAGCTTTCTTGCCAACCGGACAGCTTGCGACCATGCGAAAAATTCGCGCTCCAGAGTACGATTCAGATCATGGTTGTCCGTCAGCAGCTGTAAGCGCGGCCCCGTCCCGACCAGATCATTAGCAAGCGTCTGCACAATACCCGACGCATAGCTGTTGTTCGCAACTTCATAGCGAGCACGATTGCGAAGCGTGCGTCTTACGGATGGCGAATTGGCCGACAACGCTGAAAGACCGTCAGCATTTGACCAATGCTTTGCATTGCCAGGTGTGGTTTGAGCCGCGTCATATTTTGCCGCGACCTGCCGACGACGTGACGACGTTGGCAACGGCCTGCCCGCACTATCCAGGATCGCCTTCATTACACAGTCCCCGGCGGCGTAGCCTTATTGACGAGCAGACGCGGCCGACGCCCCCGCGTGGCATTGCGACTGGCGAGGTGCTTGTCAGCGGCGATTTGGTCAGCCAGCGAATGCGCTTCGGCCGAATGACCGTCGCCGCTGGCCTTCCGCGGCCCGGCGGCGTTCTGCTCGATGATGTCCTTCATTTCTGCCATAATCGCGGGAGCCGGATTCGAACCGGCGACCTCGAGGGTATGAGCCTCGCGAGCTGCCAACTGCTCCATCCCGCAGTGTGACAACTGCCGAGCGTACATAGAAGAAGGGCTTCGTGAAGTCGTGGCTCCACGAAGCCCTTCTTGCTGTCTATGGCTCGCGCCGGTGATCAGCCGACGCGATGCTCGTTTCAGTTGTCAACTACCGGGGATAGCACACTTCGACATGGACTTGAAGGCGATCTGCGAAACTTTCTGAAAATAGTTACACATGTGTACTCACAGGGACTTTTCATGCTTGACTGTCAAGTCTATACTGAATGATATGAAACGCACCGGCCCTCGCAAAGCACTGATCGCCATTACGATCGCATTGCCCGATTCGGGCGTCATACATTGCCAGATACTTACACAGCTTCGGTGATCTGTTTCAGAAATGCGACTCCATCCCCGGGTGGAAGCGGCGAGCGCCGATACTTCCGGTTCAAACTCAGCCTTCCCACGTTGTCACCCTCTTTCCACAATGTCGGCATTCACGCACTCGCATGATCCGGCCCCCAGCCTTGGGACGCGTATAGACTACCGGCAGATGCCGACAGCCGCAAGCCTTACATTGAAGCCCTACATTCTGTTCCTGCCTGGTCTGGGTCATCGGTGTGCTCCCGGGGCTGACACCACCTTCCGCTTGCGGCGGCGATTCTTCGGCTTGGAATGCTCTTTGGTGCTGAGGCCAAGCATGCTGGCGGCGACGGCACAGCCGACCAAGCAGTCCCACCAGTGATTATCGCGGCCCTTGACGGGCAGGTCCCATTCATCGACGGTGCGATTGTTCGCGGTCACCCTGGTGCACTGCTCGGCCGTCAGGTGGGACACCATGTTGCGGTGCATGAACATGTTCGCCCGGCCACGATCGCCGTAGAACTGGATCGCCCCTTTGCTGCCCTCGGCCAGCAGCAGCCGCTCGGCGACGAATGACTTCCAGAAGTTCGTGTCGATCACCACGTACCGGCAAGCACGCCGGCCGCGGACGTTGGGCATGCGCCAATGCAGGCCCACCCGCTCGCCTTGCTGCTTCTTGAAATCGTAGAAGCCGCGGCCCTTGCAGCCGTAGTACTTGCCGTGGCTGGGCGTCAGCCGCGAGGAATGCTCGCTCTGCCGGCAGAACTGGTAGACCACGTCGGTGGATTGGCCCCAATTCGCGTCGATCAGACATCGCTCGATCTGCAGGTCGGCCCCGTCGTCGCGCCGGAAGTTGCGGTTCATGAGTATCTCAGTCAGATCGCTCAGCCCGTCGTAGAGCCGACCGCCGAGGTCCTTGCCCTTGTACTTCATTGATAGGGCTTTGCCGACATCGCCCAGGGAGTAGTTCGACCGCTTCTGCTTCGGCCATTCACCGTAGTCCACAACCGAACCGCCGAAGTCATCGTCCCAGGCGACGGCCAGCCAATACAACAGCTCGCCCTGAACGTCGATGTAAGCCGCCACGCGCTCGCACGACAGCGGGACCTGCCCGCGGGCCTGGCCGTTGCGCCGGGCAGCCAGATCGTCGGCATCGAGCTCGATGGGGTGTTCATCGGCGTCTCGGCTCACGGGCATGTTCATGTACTCCTTCATGAACACGTCCGGATCGGCATGGTAAAGGTGCAGAGCTGACTGGATGGCGGAAAGCTCCCCGGCCTCCTTGCGCTCGTCCCAAGTGGCCGTCAATCCGGCCTCGATGGTCTTCTGGTGCTCACGGTAGTACTCGTTGGATTCGGTGAAATCCGGAGGCTCCAGCAGCATGCAGCGATCGTAGACTTCGAAGTACTTGTCGATCGCATCCATGTTCTTCGGAGGCCATCCGTCGAGAATGCTCGACCGGCTGCCGCGCCAGCGGGGATGCTTCTTGCGATCGAGGGTCTGATCGACCATGTCGTCGGGCTCGATGACAGTACAGGGCATCACCGCGGCCATCTTCTCGCCAGGCCCCTTCATACCGAGCACGGCGCCATGGATCAGATCCAATCGCTTTCGGTTCTGTTCTTCATTGCGGGCCGACTCATCGGTTTGCGGGTCGTCAAGGACAACGAAGTCAGGACGAATATGCTCACCGGTCCGCATGGTTCGCAGTGAACCGCGAATGCCCTCGGCCGTCAAGCCGGACGTTGCGATGATTGCTCCGCTGCTCGGGGCCCAAGGCCCTTCTGCGTCCAATCCCTCCGGAACCGGAACGGTCGGCAGAACCACCTGGTCGGTTCCCCATTCGATCAACGTAGGCTCGCCATTGCAGTGCTGGCTCTGGGCACGTTGCGGCCGACCTCGAAGAGCCTGGATCGGTACAGCGATTTCCGGGAAATCATCGGCGTAGATCGGCAGGAATCGCATGAACATTTTGATGTCGTGCAGGCCCGCCTTGCCCTTTGGTCCGGTGGCCCCAATGTAAAAGCTGTATCGGCTATGACCGTGACTCATGGCCCAGAGAACAGCAATGCGGCAGAGCGTGCTCTTGCCGCCGCCGCGAGGCTCGGCGAACGCAAACTGCAGGCCATCAAAGACAGCCTCTTCGATACGGGCGATGTCCCGTTTATGATAGTCGGCCCAGCCACGATAGAACGCCTTGGGGTTGTAGGTGAGGCAGAACTTCGCCAGGTCGTGCTTTGTGAACTCCCGGCGTTTCGGGTCGGCCACCGGTGGAAGCTCGCCGATGTCCGAAACGGATTCGGTCCGCGCCCGGCTGGCGGCCGCCATGCGATCACGATGGCTCTGACCAGGTTTGTCAGCGGCGGAAGTCGGCTTGCGGGGCGAAGACTCCACATGATCGACCAGCCACCGCGTGAACTTCAGCAGGTGCATCGTCCGGCCGTCCGCCGAGGCGTTCATGCCAGCCCGCTGGCGAAGTCGATAGAACGCCGACGAACTGATGACCTCGCCCATCGGCGTGGAGTTCACCAGACGATGCAACTCCGCCGGCTTAAGTTTGCGTGGATCCATCTTCGCCATTCGATGAGGAATCCTTTCCTCAGGTGATGATCTGGTTAATCAGCCATGCTGCGTAGTGTATCACATGCAAACATCCAGCGTCATCGGTTGGAGCCCCGTCTTCGACGTGGCGTTCGATCGTTCCGGCATCAACCCCGAGCAGGTCGGCCAGGGCCTCAGGTTTCAACCGCATCGGATTATCTGGATTCGCTGTCATACCTATGGTCCTGCTCGGCAGTTATGAAAATCTGTAAATAATTGCAGATTAATGATGTAATGAGCTTGATGCGTCCTATATTCGAGGTAACATGCAGGTGTTGAATGGAACAAGTAAACGACTGAATGACAAGGAGAACACCATGAAACGCAACGCAGAAAACACTACCCAACGCGAATGGTACGCCCTCAAGGGCGGCGACGTGATCTACTTCGGGACCGGCTGGTACGAAGTCTTCGACGCCAACGTCTGCGGGCGGAACACCGTGAAGGTTTCGATCATCGTCGATGGCCACATCGAGACCTACAACGTCCGCACGAACGACAAGGCCACTTGCCTGGCCTGAATGCGAAGGGAGAACACCATGGCCGCACAGACCAATGAAGAACTCTACCACGAACGCCGCGAGGACATCGCTCGCGTGATGGACTGGATCGAACTGGAGATGGACGCCTATCCCGGCCGGGCCGATGCCGACTCCGACGACTGGAGCAGCGCCGGCGACCTCGGCCACGTGCTTGAGAAGCTGACCCAGACGCTGGCGTTCCTGTCCAACCGCGATCCCGAAGATATCGAAGCCCTGCTCAGCGACCGTTGCTGAGCATTTTTCAATGACCCCGTAGCAAGGAGCATGACAATGAAGAAAGCAGACGTACATCTCGGAGCGACCTACCTCGTCAAGGTCGCCGGCAACCTCGTGCCCGTCAAAATCGACCGGGAACACGACAACGGAGGCTGGGTTGGAACGTCGGCAAAGACCGGCAAGACGATCAGGATCAAGACAGCCCAAAGATTGCGAAAGCCTCTCGACGATGAAGCCCACGGGGCAAAGAACGCCTTGAAGGCGACTGAGGGCGCCATCAAAGCGTCCAGTCGCGACACAGGCGAATGTGCGGCGACGAGTGGCCAACATGAGGCCGGCGAGGCCAACCCGATGAGCCTGCTGGACGCAGCCGCTGAGATCCTCGCCATTGGCGATGCCATGCGATGCCAGGACATCGTCAACGTCGCCATCGGCCGTGGCCTGTGGACGCCGGGCAAAGGCAAGACGCCAGCCAACACGCTCAACGCCGCCATCGCCAAGGAGATCAAGACCAAGGGCGACGACAGCCGGTTCGTAAAGGTCGAACGCGGCAAATTCGCCCTGGCCAGCATGACTTGAGCCCTGCGTCATTCCGCCACCTCCTCGACAGCCCCGGCCTCCGTCGGGGTTGTCTCAGTCACGGCC